AATTTTAAAAAAACCCACAAAAAAAACCGATACGTCTACCGGTTTAATTATAAAATCAAATTCCCCAAAAAAATGATATTATTTTTTTAATGCTTTTTGATTGATCGCAATTTTCCATTTTGTGAATGTGCTGGTAAAGGTAAATTTTCAACTGGCGTTTCTTCAACTTCCAAATCGGAAACATCATTTACAAATTTTGATTCTTCGATTGCGTTATCTAAATCTGCAAAACGTTCTTTGTAATTTTTGTTGGCACTTTCTAAAGCCTCCAGTTTTATTTTTAGCTCTAAATTTTCCGTTGTTACTTTATCGTTTTCCAGTAATTTAGATTTTATCAATTCAGTTATTTGCAAGGCTTGTTGAACGCTTTCTTTTGCAAAAATTCGGGCTTGATAACCAGCCTCGATTACACTATCTAAAAAATTTATTAAATCTTTGGTTTCCATAGCTTTAAAATTTTGAGTTACATAAAGATATAAAAAAATCACTTACAAGGTTTAGTAATGTGAATTTCAGTATGTTTCGTTTTTGTCTTTGTAAGCGTAACGGCACAGGCCACAAAAATAGCTGCAATTATTACGTAAAGTATTAAGAGATAATTTTTCATTTGATTATGGGTAAACTCGGATTTCTATAAGAGCGTTATTCAATAAACCATCTGTTAATGTTCCAGCACTTCTAGTTGTAACTCTTATGTATTGTCCTTGTATATCTGCTGAAATTGTATAATCTCCAAAACCTGATGTTGCTTGCAACGCATAAGGAAAAACCTTAGTTGCATCCATTGTTCCAACAAAAAATCTATAATCTCCAACTGCTGTTCTTTCCCATACTGGAGCATTTGGAATCGTTGTATTGTTTTGCAATGATGCGCTTGTTGGTATTGATGTTGATGCTTGGCTAACTCGTAAAGCATAAACCTTATAAGGCAAAGCAGCATCCAATTGGCTTTTAACAACCACCTGATTTGCTGTTGTTCCAGCTACGGCTTCAATTTTTCCATTAACTCTTAATTTTTCATCACCAATGAATGTGTCTGTACCAATTGCAAAATTACCATTACTATCTATTCTAGCTCTTTCAACATTATTTGTAATAAATTTTATGTTTTTAGCAGTAGAAGTAATAATATTTAAGTCGTTAGCCGTTGCAGATGCTCTAATAAAAACATCTCCAGCTGCTCCATAAGAAGCAGAACCAACATAAGTAGAACCATTAATACCAATTGACAACAAAGCAGCTATATCATTAGTCAATCCAACAATCGCTTGTCCTGTGTTTAAAGAGTTTATTACAACAACCGTAGGGGTCAAGGTATTTGAAAATGTTTTAAGCCCTGTTATAGTTTCGGCTCCTGTTAAATGAACAATAGTACTATCCAAAGGAATCGAGGTGCTAGGTATTTTTTCTTCTGCCCCTGTGGTTTGATTTCTAGTAACAATATCATAAGTTCCAGCGGATGTTGGCGGAACAGATAACACGAATCTTTGACCATAGTGACCAAATTTTACAATAGCCGAATTACCTAATTGTATAGAGTTACTGCCTTGACCTATTGCTGTATGACCAATAACTATTTGGTTGGTTTGGTTATCTGCTAACGCTCTAGTATCTTGACCTATGTAAATCGAGTTGTTTGTAATGGTATTTGGTGTTACACCGTCTGCTATAAACTTACCGCTTAAGTTTGCTATGGATATGTTGTTAGACCCTGTTGTGTTATTTAATAAAGCTCCCGCATTTGCACCACCTCCTGCTAAACCAACGTTTGAGCTGCCTGATGTTAAAGAGAAAAATGTGTTAAAACCTATTCCTAAATTACTATTTGCAGTTGTGGCACTTGTTGCTATGTTATAACCTATAAATGTGTTTACTGCTCCTGTCGTTAATGCAGTAGCCACAAAATCCCCTATACCTATATTATATATATTTTGGTTATAACCACCCTTTAAAGATGTGAATATATTGCTACCAAAAGCAATTACATAATTATTAGTATTGTTGGCACTAAGTATAGAGCTACCAAAAGACACAATATTTACATTATTTAATAATAAAGGGCTATTATTGTTTCCAAAAATAGTGTTACTGGCACTAGTTAATGACGAGAACTGCCCAGAGTTCAAACCAAAATATAAATTATTAACTCCTGTTATTCTTATGTGTGAATTTGATGTTCCAGAAGATGTTTTATAGTCAACTAAAGGCACAGAAGCAGTAATTAAATTAAGACTGATTGCCACCGTTCCGTCAAAATCGGTTGTAGGTGTTACTAATAAAGCTCCTGTTGCAATTGCTCTTAAATATTGCGTGGTGGACGAACTAATAGCTATTGCAGAAGCACCTCCGCCAATTGATACTGTAACTGTTCCTGCTGTTCTTCCTGTAATAGTTACTACTATCCTATAATTATTATTTATTACCGTTGAAAAAACAGAAGTCAAAGGCGTGGTGCTTCCAGCTGTATGAGTATAACCAGTCGCATAATCTGTTCCAGCCCAATTTGTGCCTGAGCCTGTTGTCAATAATTCTGCTCCATAAATGGGACCATCAGAAGATGTAGTTCCTTGTAATATATTAGTACCATTGAACCTTGTATTGCTATTTATTGTCACTAAAGCCCCTGTATCTATAATTGTGCTATTTCCTAAGACAGAAGCAGCAGTAAATTTAGCAAGTGTATTAACCGTTCCAGTTCCCGTTCCAGTTATTGGATTTGTAATTACATTTTGTTTTAAAGCTAGGTTATCAAATAATAATTTTGTGGTTGGATATTTAATATCTGAGGTTTCGTTTCCAACTAAAGTTGTGGCTTTATTTGCGAGCAATTCTCTTAAATCTAACTTGGCTTTAAGGTCAAGTTGGTCGTCAATACTTCCAGTAATAAATCCCCAAGCCGTTGGAGAAATTGGCGAAGTACCACCGCCACCAGTTGATCCAGTTGGATAATATTGAGCGTTGGCACTATTTAAGTCCGTGCATCCTTTTGTTATAGCCATACGACCAACTTCCGCAAACGTTCCAACGGGAAGTATATTTGTAAAAATAGCTTGCAATATATTGTTTTGAGCAGCAACTAAATTAGGATAAGTTGCCTCTCCGTATTGCCAAACAAAATTACCATTAACCGTAAACAATAATCTTTGAACTGAGGAAACTCCAGCCCCTCCAGCTATTGCAATTAAAGCTGTTCCATTCCAATATTGTGTTGGGTCTAAAGTATTAAAAACCGTAGGAGGCACAACGGTTAAGGCGTTTGCTGGGCTTAACCTTGTAAAAGTTGTAGGATTTAAAGCTGGAATAACTTTACTATCGTTGTTACTTGTGTGCCAAGCAACCGAAATTCCAACAAGGCTTCCTAATGTATTACTATGGCTTAACGTTCCAGCAATTGCGGCAATGCTTGTGGAGGCTCTAACGCCTGTTGTTACGGTGTCTAAATTGCTATAAGCCGCAACATCAGGAATCGTAATTGTTGTTCTTGTGGCATCTATAAAGCTGGTTACACCTCCCGAATATTTGACCAATACAATACCTAACTGGCAAACGCTAGGGGATTGAATAAATTGAGTATCGCTAAAAAGAATTGAATCATCCGAGGCTCTGTAACCCACAAATTTAATTGCTGTTCCTGTTCCTACTAAACCAATAGCGGACAACGGAATGTTTCTTGCTGTAAGTTGAAATATTCCGTCTGACGGATGATAAGGAGGTGTTTTGAAAAATTGGCTAAATGCAATGCCAAATTGTGAGGCTGCTATTCCTAAAGTAAAATCATCAACCCTTGACAACAAAAAGCTGTCGGTAGTATCTAAAAATCCTGTGGCTACAACGGCTCTATAAATATTATTTGCCTGTATATTAACAGCATCAACGGTTGGATATTTAACTCCAGTTCCATCATACGCCATTGAGTTTTGTTTGTTGGCCAGTAACTCTCTTAAATTTAATTCAGCCATCAAATCGGCCTGATCGTGGATATCGCCAAAAATCAAACCCCAATTTGATGAACCGCCGCCATCAGCAACCCAAGTGAAACCATCAAATTGCCACAATTGTACTGGCAATGAATCAAAATCAATTTGTAAATAAAAATCCGCTGGCTTATAAGTTGGGGGAGGCGTAACGTTTGGGTCTCCCATCCCTGTGTAAAGTTGTACGCCGTTGTTTACTATATTGGTAAGATTGTTTTTTAATGAATTTATAGCGGCAACGATTGTATCTTTTTCATCCGTTGTTAATGTGTTTAAATCGCCAATGGTGTTGTTGGTAAAGTCGGTCAATAGAACCAAGATTGGATTTAAAACATCGGCAGTTATTTCATTGTTATGATTGGTAACAATGAAAGTATTTATTTGCGAAATTACCTGAGCATAAGTCGGAGTTGCCATTGCTAATAATTATTAAAATCATCGTTAAAATCATCGTTAAAATCTCCATGAGGCACGAAGGAAACGTTCTCAAATAAGTTGTCAAAAGCGTCATCATCGCCATCATAGATAAAAGGCAATTCATCTTCTAAAGCCTCAGATAAAGAGATCAGTTTTATTATTGCACCACCTCCCGAATTTTGTGGGTCGTAAGTATAATTAGATGTCGTCATTCCGTACTCAAAACCATAAATTTCAACCGTGCCATCGTAAAGCTGCAACGCACAGAAATAGTCCGCATAGTCCAGTTGCTTCAAAGTGCATTTTACTATTTCTGAAACTCCTAACATGTTAATTGTAACGGCGTGGCTATATTGTGGGATGCCTTCAACAATTGACTTTTCAACCGTTCCAAAAATTGTCGTTCCGTTTTCAGAGGCCGAAAATAAAAACCCTTTCAAATCAGGTTTTAAATTAAACAGCACTCTATATCGGCATTCGTAAACATCATCTATTGAAACGGTGCTGGTTAAAATTAGCTTGTTTAAAATATCGGCCCGATTAATCAAAACGGCTTGTTGGTAGTAATTCTTTACGATATTACCACAACTTAAATCTAGTCCGTTTCTTAAGGTTTCGCAGCTCATTTGTTTACATTATTACTTTTAAAACCGTATCCTTTTGCCTGAGTAGTTCCACAATTTGCGCCACATTTACAGTTTGACGGCGGGCAATGGTTATAATTAAAAACATCCGAGTTTTGACAAATAAAACTTTGAGTTCTGCCAAAAGAAATATAACCCATATTTCTATATTTATCTGAAAACTGTTCCAATTCCTTTAATGGTTTTGGAATAGAAAACTCATTTGTTTTTTGAACTAAACCGTTTGGGGTATCTGAAAACCCGTTTAGAATAATGTAACGGGAATAGCTGTAATAAGCCAGTATTTTATAAATCCCCTCAAAAGGTTTTAGTTTCCCGTTACAATCCGTATAAGTTCCGCCCTCTAATAATTCCTTTTTTAAGGCGTAATTAATTGGTATAGGTGGTTTGGGTTCGGGGGCTGCATCATAAGCCTTAATTTCGTTGTTTATGGCTTCAATCTCAACCCAAAAATCACAAAACAATTCCGCCAAATCAAAACTGGATGCCTCATTTTCGGCGATACATAATTTTGAAAGGTCGCAATGCTGGGCTAAAATTCCCAAACAATTATATTGTGCTGGCTGGAGGTTCATTTTCTTCTGTTTTTTGTGGATTTCCCAAAAGTGCATCGGCAACCTCCCGAGTGAATCCGTAAATTTCCGTGAAAATTGTAATTGCACTTTGGTAATCTGTTAATCCCTGACTGTAAGAAGTCTGAACGCTTAAAACTCCAGTAACACCACCAACCGAACCCCTCAAATTAGCCTGAGCCTCTTTTGTGGCATCATCAACTTGTATCGCTTGTCCTGTTGTTACTAGTTCTTTTGGCGTAATATTTACAATTGGAATAATTTTGCAGTCGTAACCTAGAAATTTCAAGGTTTTTTCCAGTTCCGAACGTTCCTCAAATGTTTGCTCGGTATAGAATTTTTTCATTTCGATATACGTTTCCGATTGTGTACCAAATAATGAGGTTTCGGACTTTACAAGCTGCTCAGGCACGTTATTAGCAGCGGAATAAATATTGCTTTTTATGGTGGTTTTTGTTTCGGTAAAAAGTTTGTCGTCAATTTCCGCTTTTACCTGACCAACTTTAAAAACTTTGTCAATATCATCAACCGCACCAACTGACAAATGGTAAGTTCCGCCAATGTTTTCAGAACCTAACCACGTTGCAATATCTTTTTCAACTGTTTTTTCGCTTTCATCATCCAGCCCAGCAGTAACAACGTAAGTTTTTCCTAAAAACCCCGTGCGAACTTGTCTATTGATATACATTGAAACCCTGTATTCAGAATCCAAATCGTTATAAACAGCATCGAAAGGCGAAAGGGCATATTTAAACTCAGGCGTTAAATTCATATAATAAACTTGACCTCGATAATAGGGAAGCATTGTTGCAACATCGGCATCAATTTCTTTTCCTCCAGCATTAACGTAATCGTTTTTTATTTGTTCCAAAATAACAAGCGGGTTTGGATTGTATGGATAATACCAAACTGAATCATCGTCTTTTTTCCAGCTTGAACCCTTTGTGTTTTCGCAATCTTTCAGCCAGTATTTTGTTATGTATTCGTTATCATCTTCTTTTCCGATTCTGACTTTGGTATATTCCAAAATATCCAAAACAGGCGACAATTTTAGTTCGTCGTTTATGGTTTGCCCTATGTGAAAAAAAACGCCGTATTGGCGTGCAATATTTGTTGAAGCTAGTTTTACAATTGTAGATAAATTATAGTTTTTTACCCCGTTCACAACCACATCTTTTTCAACTCCTTTTCCGGAAATATATTTGGCGAAGATTTTTGAAGCGGATTTTCCTGTTGGGCTGTTTAAAATTGCTAATTCAATTTCGTTAGGGTAAAGATTGTTTTCGCCATTCAAATAAATAGACTGATTTTTATCCTCAAACAGTTTTACAATTCGAGAATAAAGTTCTATAAATTTGGCTCTGAACTTTCCAACTGTTTTTTTGGTTTCCACTTTTTAAGGTTTTTTACTTTGTGGTTTTTTTGCTTTTTTTTCCTCAACAACTTCTACTTTTTTTTGTGCTGGAAAATCAAACATTTTTTTTCTTTGGGCTTTTTCTTCCTCC